TATTGCAAGCCGTTGTGTGTGAAGGCTTTGCCTACTGGGAGGGTTTTTCCGTCTAGTTTGAACATTGTGTTTCCTTATGAGGCATCAACGTGCCAAGCTGGTTTTAAAAGGCGATTCTGCGAAGGCCATGTAGATGTATGTACCGCCGTTGGCGTTATGGTCAGCCCAAGTATCAGTAATCTTAAACCCATTAGACAAAAAGTTAATACCACCTAGTGTGCCAGTATCTTCTGCGTTGCTTAAATTGGGGTACAAAAATTTAACATTAGTGTTTTCGTCACGCTTAACGTCTTGCAAAATCCAGTTGCCTGTGCTGTTAGCCCGCTTAGTTAAAACAAAAGCAGGCCTAAAGCCTGTGTACACAAAAGGCCCATCAGCAGACCCGTTGCCCGTGTAAGACCCGAACTTTGAAAAGCCGGGGACTTCTGCGAAGGCGTAGGCGACATAGGTTCCGGTGTTGACGTTAACTGCTGAGTTTGACCCAAGCGTAATCACAGAAGATGTTGGCGAAGTGTTGTTCCATGCATTAGATGCTGTAATTGCTCCATTTGTTGCGTTCAGAACAAGGATGCCTGTGTTACCAATTGATTTATGATAAACAAACCATTGGTAACTGCTACCACCATAGTTGTTTGATTTAACAATCACCATCGCAGGAGCCACACCCAAGCCATGCCCAACAGTCGCTCCAGAGGTGCTATTGCCCGTATAAGTCACAATCGAGAACCCGCTGGTTGGGTTTGCACTGACTGTTGAGGTTATAGAGCCATCGGTGTTTGATACGCCTGCTCCGTTGGCTTTCCAGTTCCATGCTGCGTATGTGGCTCCTGATGCGTTAAACGGCGTGTCGCCATCAGCAAGGCTAAAGCCATCCGCATCAAAGCTATCAAAACTTGCATCCGCAAACTCAGCATTGGTCGAGTCGGAAATTAGCCGCTGTCCTGCCCCTCTGACAACATCAAACAAGCCGCTAGAGTTTGCACTACTCCTGCGCTTGACCCAAGTCCAATCAGGCTGGAACCCGACATTAGTTATTGACTGCGTAGACCCATTACCCGTGTACATCACCGTATTGAAATATTCCCGCCCGTTCACGATGTCACTGTCTGGCAGGTTAAACGTGTTCAGGCTCTTGAAGCCGCTTGGTGGTGTGTAGGCAAAGGGGCGTTGACCGAAGTTGACATCAAAAACAAAACCATTGCCAGTAGTGTTTGAATTGTCTCTAACGTCAGGGAAATAACCAACGCTGCTTGGCGTAGTTATAGATGCGCCACCCGTTCCAGCTTCTGGGTCGCCTGTCCAAGTGCCGTTAATTCTCTCCCACCAAAGGTCGTTATCTGTATCTAAGGCAATTGCATAACTCCCAGTAGAAGATACCAATATTCTGTCTCTATCAAGCTCCTCTGATGTAAATCCAACACCAGCCGTTGAAGTACTTGATTTGGTTGCATAAACTTCCCAGTACCATTTCCCTGAGTTAATTGGAATCATCATTGAAGCCAAGCGAGTGCCTGATACATTCGCGCTTCCACTAATACTTACTTTTAAATTTCCATCAGAAATTACACCAGAACCGCTAGAGCCGACAGTCAAACCCAAATGCAAAGGATTCATCACGCAGTAATTCGCCGCATCTGCGCTAGTCAGCGTAGGCACGTCAGTCATGCTGTCGTAAGTAGCCCCGCTGGTCAGGCTAATGTTGTTAGGTGTCCAGTCGTTGCCGTTGCCACTTGCATCAGCCGCCAGCGTTGTCGTGGTGGTGTTGTCGCTAAAGGGCAGGTAGAAGCCGTTAGTGCCGTATGAGCCAGCGTACTTGTTGGGTTGCCATACACCTGTGTCTTCGTTGTAGTTGCCGAAGTCTGAGGGTGTCAGGGCTTGACCGTCAATGAAGTTGACTTCGGTGAGGTAGCCGTCAAGGTAAGCACCTGCATCTTGGTTACTTCCAAGTCGGTGTGCATAAGTTGCGTTTATATTCGTGTTGTAGTTCTGCGGAAAATCACCGTAATTTTGACTGAATGTTTGTTGCACACCGTTGATATACAGTTTCATACGGTCAGCGGCTGTTGCAGCAGTCGTGTTGCAAACTAATGTAACGTGATACCACGCCGAAGGGTCTCGGAAAATAGCATCGCTTATATAGCCGTAATCCGTTGCTCCTTGAATCTCATAAAACTCCAGCTTGTTAAGTGTATTGTTGAACTGAAATGTGGCAAATATAGTGCCTGAACTATATACAGCAAATAAACTTTGTGAGCCGCCGAGCGCACCGCGCTTCACCCAACCACTCCAAGTCCATGTCTGTCGGTTGCCAGCACTTGCAGGAGTCCTATTCAAATAAGCAGACGCACTTGACCGTAAGCGCAGGCTTCGCTCAATCGTGTAGCCACCACCCTGCCCAGCCGCGCCAGCCAATATGTTTGAACCAATAATGCTCATTAGCTGTAATCTCCAGTGAACACGGCATGGATTGATTGACCGTAAGCGCAGGCTTCGCTCAATCGTGTAGCCACCACCCTGCCCAGCCGCGCCAGCCAATATGTTTGAACCAATAATGCTCATTAGCTGTAATCTCCAGTGAACACGGCATGGATTGAACCTGTCGTGCGGACAATGTAGTCAACTCGGTCAACAGCGCCAGCAGTCGTTGTCAAGGTAGGTGCAGTGCCCGTGGTGAAGTCCCAGTAGCTGCCCCATGCCAACGTGCGTGAGCCTGTGCCGTCTTGCACAATAAAGATGGAACCACTCTGACCAGCGGCTAGGTTGGTTGGGTTAGCCATTGTGCGGTTGCCACCAAGCGTCACGCTGAAGTTGTTGCCATCGTCAAAGTCGGGCGTGATGGTAGCGCCATCAGTCAGTGCGGTAATTGCACCGCGCTGGGCCGCTGTGAACGTCTGAGCCGCATTGCTGACAATGACATAGGCTAACTCTACGCTGTCAATGTGTGTGAGCGTGTCGCTTGTCTGGTCAAAGGTGGCAACATCAATCCAAGCGTCATTGTCCTCATTGCGAACCTTCAGAATGTGACTTGTGGTGTCCATCCATAGCTGGTTTGCATATGGAGTGCTTGGTGCGCTTGTGCCTGAAGATGACGAGGCCAAAGCCGCCAAAGCATCGTTAAGGTCTGAACGGAAAGCTGGAAAGCCTTGGTTGGCTATTGAATAATCGTGCTGAGACATTTTTGCTCCTATGCGGTTGCTAATTCGCCAAATCCCTTGGCGACATAATCGAATGTGCGGCTGACCGCTGAACCGCCTGAGTTTCTAAACGTAATTGTAAACCCAGACGCTGATTTTGAGGTGATTTCGTAGTAGTCGCCCTGCTCTAAGTTCTCGGCGGCAATTGCAACGGCTGGTGTCTGCTTAAACGCCTTGCCATATGTGACTACATACGCACCAGCACCGCTTGCAAGGTTGTCACCAGATACCACTCTGTCTGGCATATCAATGGTGACACTCAAAGATTCAAGTTGCGGGCTTGATTCACCAGAGGATGAACTCAAAACAGCCTTGAACTTGTACGCGCGGGCTTTGTAGTCGCCAACAAAGAACGGCCTGTAAGCGCTCCATTCTGGACTGCCAGCAGGGTCGTCATCAGTAGTTGATACATAAAGCTGTACGTTTGTGTCGCCGTATGTGTTTGGGTCGCCATCAAACAGGCCAACCCTTGAGTCAAAATTGCCCGTTGCATCATCAAACAAATTGATGTAATCAAGGCGTGTGACGTTTAGGTTTGAAGTTAGGCGGCTGGTGTAAACCTGCGACAAGTCAAAATAATTGGTAAATTCGTAAGTGCCAACAGTTGATACTGTGCCGCCACCGCCGTCAAAGTCACCATTTGCGTCATCAAAAAGACCAGCAATGTCATCAAAGTCTGTTGCCGTATCCAAGACAAGGTAGCCATCTTCAGTCACGCTACATTCTGTTTTAGCGCCTGAGAAAGATGGGCTTTCTGTAATCGTGCTGATTACGTTTAGGTCTTTGATGCTTTCAATGATGGCGACCGTTGACGCTGCCGCAAGAGATTCATTGCCCAGCTTATCAATGGCTTTGATGAAATAAGTGCCAGTCATTGCCGGTGCAATAGCAAACACGCCCGGACGTGGAACCTTTGCAATAAGGTCAACGGCGTTGGCATAGTTAGCACCAACCGTCTCGCGGGCATGGCGTATGCGGTAATGCGACAAGTCAAGGTCGCCAACAGGAGTCCAAGTTAAATACGCCTGAGTGCCGACAATGTTGATTGTGAAATCTTGAACAGTCTCAGGCGGCGCTGTCTTGCCTATAACTTCATGCGTCTCAGTAGCCCATGCAGACCTTACGCCAAGAATGTTGATTGACCTTGCACGAATATCGTAAACAGCGCCATCAATCACGTTTGCCAGCTGGAAAGTCTGCCCAGACGCTTGGCCAAGGTTTAGCCATTCCGTCTCAGTTGATGGCTTGGCTTGCACTTCGTAGCGGTCTTGAAATGTCGCTTCACCTGTTAGCGTTACAACAAGTTTTGTAACAATAGTCTCAGCGGCCACCTCAAGTGTGTCTGTGCTTAATATAGATGGCGGCAATACATTGATTGCTGAAGGCAGATTTGTATTAGGCGCTGGGTCGTAAGGTGATTCTTCGCTTGTTGACCAGTCGTAGACGTTGCTGGCAACTTCACGCAATTCCAAGTCAACGCCCAAAGCCTCGGCAAATGATATTTGCGAGCCAACCACTTCAAAGGGCTTATTTGTCCAGCCCATGCGCTCGTTATTGATTTGCACAATATCGCCGACCTGCGCGTTAAGGCCAGTCAACTTCATTGGCAGTGAGGTTGTGATTTGCTGGCGTGCGCGTAGCAATTCAATCTTTGCCAAGCGTTGCGCCATGCTTGACGATGTGGTCAGCGGCAATTCAATGGACTTTAGGTTTTCTTCGCCATTGTCCTTGGCAACAAATACGCTTGATGTGACTGGTGGGAAGTCGGTAACTATGTAATTGTCATCAGGCGATATGAAAACGCCCTTAACGCCGTTAAAACTCTCGCGGCGGCTAACCAATGACTGCACACGGAAACCGGCTCTTAGGTCGTTCTCGTCAAAGGTGAGTGTGGGTGTGTAGTATGCGCCTGCCAATATGCGCCAAACGCCACCAGACCAGATACATTTGCCAGCCATTGATGAGACGATTTGGTTGATAACGTCCTCTGGCTTGCTTGACGTTGGAAATACGCCGTGTGCTTCGTAGCGGTTTTCTGTGCCGCCACCAGCAAGGGATACATCTTCATCACAAATGTTTGCAGCCGCCGCCAATGCGGTCTCGTCAATCTCAGAGGCGTAAACAGCGCCCATGCCGTATTTGGTATTGGTCAAGTAATCAGCCAAGCATAAGGCTGGGTTTGCCGACCACACAGTTGTCTCTGTGCGTGGGTCGTAGACCTTTTTGCCTCGAATCACTGCTGATACGTTTGGCATACCGTTAAAGTAAACGTCTTGGTCGTACTCAAGGCGCACATATAGCAAAGCGCGGCCACGCACACGATGGTTTACCGTCCATTTGCCATCAGAAGCGGCCACCAAGTCATCAAATGCGGTTTGGTCAGCAGTGCCCAGCTTGTACTTGATAATCGCTTTACCAGCGTATTGACCAGAGGTTACATTGCCAGACCCGTCAATTGGTACTTGAACGTCATTGAAATAAATGCTTTCAACTGCGTCAATCTCATGGCCTGTCAATGCAATCACCATATGCAAATACTTGTTTGCAGAGGTTGATTCCATGTACAGAATCGTACCGCCAAGGCGTGTGCGGCCATACGCTACAACGTGTGGTGCAATTGGTTGGCGTGACGTTACCGTGCGGTCTTGCAGAATAATTGAAGCACCGCCGACTGTTGGCGTTTTTGCAAGGGCAGCAGACACACCACCAAGAACCAAAGACGTTACAAAAGTGGTTGCAAAGTAAGCAGAGGCAGTTCCTGCCGCAAAACCAAAGGCTGCACCAGCTCCTGCAATCATGCTCGGCGCAACAAGAGCGCCAACACCCGTGGCAACAGCCGCAACAATTACGGCGGCTTTTACGACTTTTGCCATATCAAATACTCCAAGCGTTTATGGCTTCACGCATTGATAGAGTTATCAAGCCAGCCTCAGATACTGCTGCTATTTTATCGCCTACGCAGATTCCAAGGGCAATTTCTCCATTGCTTTTGAAAGAAACGGCATCACCTCTGCGAGCCAATAACGGCTTTTTAGGCTCGCCAAACGCTTTGGTTGCAATGCCATCAACGCCACCATGCTTTAAAAGCCTTGAGGCGGCTCCTCGCGCGGTTTTATAACCTCGGTAAGGCTTGCCATGGTCAACGCCTGTTAGCGCCTCTGCGACCCGTACAACGAACATGCAGCAGTCGTTAGTTCCCCACTCAAACGGGCCGGAATCTAAAAGTATTTGGTTTAGCTTTGATTCCCAACCCTCTACCCTCATGAGCGACCCCATGTAAGTGTGATTTCTTTCATCGCGGGCACAAACTCACAACCCAAGTCACCAGGATACTCGCGCTGCTGTTCTTCGTTGGTCAGGCGCGTTTCTCTGGGTCGTTGCAAATCAATCAAACGTGATTCGTAGGTAATTGTCACCGTTGCGTCTTCGCCATTGTCTTGAATGGCTGGAATGTCCAACTTGCCCTCAAACACTAGGTGCGGGTCTGCAATGATTCCAGAGGCATCCAAGAAGCCGAGATAAACCTTGCCAGATTTGCCTTGCTCAGATTCATCAAGCACAAGCGAGACAAACTCAGACGGTATGCCGCTTAACGTCACGGTTATGCCATTTGCCTGAATCTCGCTGGTTTCCTGAACGGCAGACACACCGGCTAATGAGCCAGCACCAGTCCAAGTATTGCCATTCCAAACAATGTCGCCATAGCCAGACCAAACACGAACATAACCAGAGGCGAATAAACCCTCAAACAACAAAAACGGCTGAACTTGCGCCGCCTCAATTGCCGATTGAACGCCAGAGGTTAAGTCCCTGCTCATAGCGCCTCCACGCAAGCAAACGTAACGCCGTATATGCTCATTTGGTCAATTGAGTATTCGGTCTCGTTGCTGGCAAGTCGCCACAAGCCTTGCGTGTTGCTTACAGTGATTGCGGCATCATCATCGGGTGATGAACGCAGGTCTGGGAATATGCTTATTGTTGCATTGCCAGAGCCATCGCTGTCAACGTCATCCAGAACTTTATAAAGGCGAGTCGTTGAGGCTGAACCAAGCTGAATCCAATCACCAGCTTTCAATATGCCAGTCGTGTCTGGTGTCCAGCCATCAGTGATTAAATCGCCACCCGTTTGGCTTGCACCGTTGACCAATGGCGTACCAGTACCAACACCACGGGTTGCAGGGGCTGATTTGTCCCCAAGTAAGAAAGTGCCGTATTGACCATTCATCTTTAGCAGGAACGTGACAACTTGCTCGGCATCGGCGCGCTTCATAGGCGGCAAAGAAACCTCGGCCTCCCACCATTGGCCTTGATGCTTGTAAACCTGTTGCTGACCAGTAAAGGGAGATGAATTCACCCCAACAACGGTACGCGCACGAATGTTTAGATTTGCAAAGCCAATGGCTGAAGGGAAGGCGACAGGGTACGTTATAGCCATTTTTTACCTCAAGGCAGCGGCATATGAGCCGCCACGTAATTTAGCATCAGCCACGGCAGACTTAGCGGCATTGGCAATCTGTGGCATGAGGTTCATTATCTCAGCACGAACCGTCTGCTGCACGCCTGTGGTGACAGAAATGTTTTGCACAACCGTTACGCCATTGCCGCCGCCCATTGAGTTGTTTGGAACAATAGAGCCAGAGGCCGATGGAATGAACAATTCTGGGCCACGCTCACCAACAAGGGTTGTCTTGCCGGCCTGTACTGGGCCACCAATAGCTTTTGCGGGTGCTGGTGTGCCACCAAATGCGCTACTAATGCCGCTGCTCAATGCGTTAGCAAGTGGGCCTGTTATCTGCTGCTGGATAACGATACGAATCATATCGTTGATGATTGACCTAGCCATGTCGCTAAATGCGTCTGAGGCGCTCTTAGTGCCATTGACCAAACCAACCAAGCCGTCCTCAAGCTGAGACAAACCGCGCAAGGCCATTTGCTGCATTGAGTCCTCAACATTCTTGATGCCGTCTGAGAATTGCTCCAGAGGCGTTTTCATGCCTTGGATAGTCTCAGATATAGCCACCATTTCAGCAGTGCCAACGTTCTCACGCAAGTCTTTGGCGGCAGCGTAAGCGTTCCTAAACGCCTTGCCGCTTTCGTTTGAGGCATCTCGTAGCGCGTACATACCGGCTATGCCTTGGCGTGCGCGTGTCTCCTCTACAGTCATCAGACTAGCCAACTCACTGCGCTGGTCAGATAGTTGCTTGGCGTATGACTCACGAGCTTTTTTAGCCTCTGAACTTTCTGTAGCGGGTTTTACTTTTGACTCTGGCAGTTCAACCAATGGAACCATCGGCAACGCGCTAGTGTCTTGACCTCTAAAGGCGAATAAAGCCCTGTTGTAACGCTCCTGCGCTTCAGCAACGCCATTGACAATCTTTTCGTTTTGACCGTATAGGGCTAGTCTTGCGTTCCAGTTGTCCAATGCTGCTTTGGCAGATGTCAACTCTGAGGCCGCTGCCCCAATCTTGCCGCCAAATATCTCAGAAAAAGACGAGCCTTCGGAGAATCGCTTAATCATCCCCGTGAGCGCGTTGGTCGCCTGTGAAGCGTTGCGCGATACGTCAATCAGAAACTTGTTTAAACCAGCCTCACCAATGGAGACCGACAAAGCATCTAATGAGTCACCAAGGTTTGAAAACGCACCGTTTAGCGTTTTGGCTTGACGCTCAATTGCACCAGCAAACTTTGCGTTGCCAAGCTGCTCAAGGTAGTCGAGTATTTCCTCAGAATTCTTGCCGATTGTCTGAGTGACACCACCAAAGGTTAGTTTTATTTTGTCGCCTTCGGTGTTGGCCTTAATACCAAACTCTTTCAGACGCTCAAACTCACCAACAGCAGCATCAGCCACCGCCTCAATAAATTGGTCTAGGCTCTTGCCAGTACCAGAGGCAATGTTTCCAAAGGCGGTCAGAGAGTCAATAGATGGGTCAATGCCACGGGCAATCAGCTTGTTAAAGCCGCCGACAACCTCTTGCAATGAGAATGGAGTAGTAGCGGCAAACTCTTGCAGTACGGCAAACTGCTTGGCAGCTTCTTGCGCAGAGCCGGTAAACGTAATCAGACTGGCTTGCAGACTTTGAAACGAACGGTTGGCATCAACAATGCCTCGCAAAGCAAAGCCACCAGCAAGTGTGGCAATAGCGCCTTGCACGCTGAACACGGCATTTTTCAAGCCGCCAAGCGATGTCTTTACAGAGCGAAACGCCTTTTCTGTATCGTCTACCGCTTTTATCCGAATGTTTACGTCATTTGCCGCCATTTTTCTCGTCCTTTAGCTGGAAATACGCAAGCCACTCGTTTAATTCTGTAACTGGGATTTCCTCAATCTCTTGAATCGTCTTGTGCAAACGGTCTGCAAGTCCAATCATGTTGAACCGCAAACTGTCTGCCCTTAGTCGTTTCCCAGTTCTTCAACCGTCTCAATGGTGCTGAACATTTGACCAGCGATGGTCGAAATGAGTATCACAGGCTCACGCATCAAGAACGGTTTATCTTCCAGAGTAAACAGCTTTTCACCGTCTTTGTCCTCGGCCTTCATAATCAGCAAGTCAACCATTGCAGCAATGGTAGGGTTACCCATGAAGTCCTTGTGCTTGCGTTGCAACTTGTCAACGTCTGCACAGGTCAAAGCGCCAGTGTAGATAACCAGTGGGGCATCGTCACCCCACTCAGCCACCTCAATTTGCTTGCGGCTTGTGTGCCGTTTAGCGGCTAACCTCTGACCCAGCGACATTAAGCCACCGTGCCAGTTGTCAATGCGCCATTACCCTGTAGGGAAATAGAAGCCTCGACCATGCCGTCAGCAGATGAGTTGATGGTCTTGCCAGTAACGATGGCAGAGCCAGTCATGTATGTGTCGCCAGTAGTTGAGCCTTCTGGGTACACGTTAAACGTCACCTCAGAGCCAACAGCTAGTGCAACCTGACCGTCTGTATCGGTCTCGTCCCAAAACACCTCTACAGAGCCGCTGAACGATGTCAGGCTTGGCTTGTAAGTGCGTGCAGCATCGCCCATTGTTGTATCTTCAATGGTGTCTGCGGTCTCGGTTAGTGAGAATGAACGAATCTCAGCAATGGCGTTAGCGCCAACCTTTACTGTGCCTTCGGAACCTTTGTGTGTAGCCATGATTTAGCCTCTTAAAGTTAATGGGCTAGGTAGCCCCACGGGTGAAATTATATAGAACTCTTACGCCAACGAAAACCCCACCGACTGGCGCAATTGAACCTTCGTCTGTTTCAATCGAAACAATTTGTGTGTCAAGTGCAAAACCGCCTCTTGTGCGGTCAACGTCTAACGATTCTTCAATCAACTCAATCAAGGCGTTTCGGCCTTGGTCAATCTGCGTGCCCTTTATGTACCCAATCAATGAGTAGTCAATCGTAGCCTCGCGGGTGATGCTTGCACCACCAATGGTTATGTCGTCCCTGCTCTCGTTTGATGACTGCACCAACACAGCCGGAAACTGAGCATTGGACAGCTTCTCAAAGTCGAACGGCTCACGGGTGACGTACTTGATGCCAGAGACGGCATTGAGTGTCGTTACCAAGTTAGCCGCGATTGATTCTCTTGTGCTCATTTAAGACGACCCTGAAAGAATTTTCTCAATCTTGCTTTTTCAGATTGATTGAAACCAAAGAATGGTCGCTTGTCATTGTTGAAAGCCGCTTTCTTGGCCTCAGTAGCCCTGCTGAAGTAAATTTCTGCAACGTTTTTACTAGCGTACTTGCTCTGGATAGATGCAAGCATTTTGCCAGTCACGTTCAGGTTTACAACACCACTACTGTCGCCGCCAAATGCGGGTCGGTAATTCTTTGCACCAGCCTTACTAGCAGGCCAGCCTTTTGACTTTTGCGCACGATACGCAGCATCGTATGGCTTAAACTTGCCTTCATAGCCAAACCCCCGCTCGCTG